CGCGCCGATTTTTTGGCAATCTCAATCAACCCGGATTCGTGCAGGATTCGGTTTTCCGCCTCCCAACCGTCCAAAGCCTGCCGCATATCCTCCCGCGCGTAATATCTTTCCATCCCCCAATCGGGGCTGCCGTAAGCCGCCGTGCCGTAATATTTCACCGCCTTCGTCCTTTCCGTTTGAGAAAACCGCCCGCAGCATTCACTGTTTCGCCGTGCCGTTGCCCCGCTTTGAAGTTCGATACTTCATCGCTTTGTGCTATCCCCGGCTTGGCAGATATAGCTTTCGGGCGGTTTTAAGGTTTAGCCGTTGCCGCTGCCGTTGCTGTAGCCGTTGCCGTAGCCGTTGCCATAGCCGCTACCGTTGCCGCTACCGTTGCCGTTGCCGTCGCCGTCGCCGTTGCCGCTGCCGTTGCTGTAGCCGTTGCCGTTGCCGTTGCCGTAGCCGCTGCCGCTACCGCCGCCGCCGACGCCGCCGTAGCCGTTGCCGTAGCCGTTGCCGTAGCCGTTGCCATAGCCGCTACCGTTGCCGCTACCGTTGCCGTTGCCGTAGCCGTGCTTCAATGGTTGATCTAGATAACTCATGACTGGGCGACCTCCAGCGCGGTGCGGATTGATTCAGCCGCGCCGCCTGTTACTGGGATAATCTCAATCGCCTCGAGCCATACGGAATCAAGCTCGCCGCAAATTTGGCTGCCGTCTTGCCTGATGCCGTGTCGTGCGACACCTGACAGGCTGATTGATTCCTTTGCCCACCAGCTGTACATTCGGCGCGCTTTTGTCAGAATCACTTCATTGCCTGCTTTTTGTTTCAACACACCAAACCAAACGCCTGCCGAATAAGTGCGGATGATGACTTCCTTGCCGATGGCAAAGTCGTTGATACCTTTTTGCTCGGCAACTGTTACCGGCGGTTGCGGCTCATGTTGCGGTTCGTCAAATTCGGTTGAAATGTCGGCGCGTTTTACACCCATTGCCGCTTCGAAATCGGCAGCAATGCCTGCAAAGACTTTTATAAGGTCTGACAAACTTTTCACTTCAAATTTATTTGCTTCCATTTTTGTTTCCTTTCGGGGTGGGGTTGGTTTCTTTACAAAACAATCATTACCTTCTCTTTTAAGCCGTCTTTTTTCACTGTAAAAGTGAAGGCGGTGTGATTGATGCTTTCGCTTTTTCTAGTGGTCCATGTCGCTGCTGCGTCGCGGCAGATTTCACCAACTTTCAATAAAAGGCTTTGCTCGTCCTTTGCCCTCGCGCCAAACCGATTTATTCTGCTGATTAATTCGTTCATCTCGTTTCCTTCAAGTTGTTGTTTGTTTCGATGGGTAAAGTATAGCAAAGCTAAATAATAAATCAATAGCACCGCTATATTTATTTTGCTATATTTTGATATACTTTTGATTATTAAAAGAATTTATTTTTGAGATTTCGCAGGCACAAAAAAACCGCCTTTCGGGCGGCTTTTTTACGAACATAAAAAAATTATAAAGTCAAGGAAGCACCATGTTGACTTCCTGAAATCACCATGCCGATTTCCTAACACCGGCGGGCAAGCCTACATGATGTTCATTTTTTGGGTATTAAAAAAGCCCGCATCGCGCGGGCTGTGTTTTTAAATAACAGGCAGATAGCAACATCGGCAACCCTGCTCATGCGTGCAGTGTGCGTGTGGGAGAACGGGTGCGTCTGATGATTTGTATATCTTGCCGTCCTCCGATTTACAAAATTCACAACCATCGGGGCAACAAGACAGCTCGACTTCTTCGTACTCTTTTAATTCCTGACGCGATTGTGCGTGGAAAAGCAGCATTGCAGGGACGGCAGAATCATCAAGAGGCGTTGATGCAAATTCATGCCGGTGAAGCCATTTCGGGAAATGACTCAATCCCCAAATAAAATTGAATGCAGCCATGATTCGCGCCATTTCCATATCGCCGCCGCTGATTCCGTCCAGTATTTCAGGGGAATCTAAAAGGATAGATTTCAAGATTTCAGCGTCCTCATTGCACGGGTAGCTCTCCCAGTATTCTTGAGCGGATATGCCCGAAAACAGCCCGCGCGGTCTTGGCTGCGATAATTCATAATTTGCAACCGTTCTACACGCCGCCAATACGTCGTGTGATTGAATGTGTTGAAAGCTCAATCGATATGCTTCTTCTGTTTTAATATCCATTAGTCTAATACACTCCACCAAAATACCCTGCCAATAACGGTTAGGCTGTCTAAAGAGGCGGTTTCGTCTTTGTATTCCGGGTTGTAGCTCTTGATACGGACTTGATTATCAGGCAGCTTTTGCAAGATTTTTGTACGCAACAGCCCACTGTGGTTGATGGCATAGATTTTGCCGTCTTTAATCATTTTATCGGCAGTATTAATACCCAGTGTAGCCCCGTCGGGGAATACCGGCTCCATACTGTCTCCGTCGGCAGATACGCAGACAACATCGTCAGGGTTTATGCCGTGCCGTCTTAAGGTTGATTTTGAGAAACGCAGTTTATAGCCGTTGTAGTCTTCAATTTCATCTGAAAAGCCGTTACCCGCCGACAAACAAACGTCTTTATAAAATGGAACTTCGCAATCATCGTCGGATAACGGGGTTTTGCTATCCCAAGCGTCAACAGAGCCGATAACGGTGGCGTTTGATTTGATGGAATCAACAGGGATACCCGGCTTGTCGTTTCCATCCACCCATCCGCGCGGTAATCCAAGCGCGATCTCAATTTGGGCGGCTACGCCGTCCCCTATATTTCTGTATCCGTTAAGCCATTGATTTATCTGGGCAGGAGCTTTATTAATTGCCCGAGAAAACTCAGCTTGATTGCCGTTAAACCTGTCGGCTATCAGATTTTTAATTCTATCTACTCGGTTCATTTCATTACCCCTTCAAATAGGTATAAATATAAAGCATAGCTACATTTATCAATGCTACTATTTTATATTTAGCTATGCTATACTCACGCTAAATTGATTTGACAGAGATCGAAATGGATTTAAGAGATTATTGCGCGATACGCGGCAATCAGTCTGATTTGGCAAGAAAAACAGGAATTTCCCCGTCTTTTATCCATCAGATTGCCAAAGGATTGAAGCCCGTCCCAATTCAGTCGGCGGCGTTGATTGAAAAGTCAACAAACGGCAGGGTAACACGAAAAGAGATGTTTCCTGATACCTGGCATCTAATCTGGCCGGAATTGGCAGACGACCAACCCAAATAAAAAGCCCGTCGGGGATGACGGGCAGCCGGTTACGCATTACTCGATTGTTGAAAACGGGGTGGAAGTGTGGGCGCAAGACCAATGGGAATGGAAGGACGGTAAATGAAATATATTCCAAATTCGTTTCAGATAGCAAACGCGGTAGTGGACGATTTCCTCTGCCGAATGAGCGGCAACGCGTGGAAATGCTACGCCGTCATCGTGCGCAAAACGACCGGCTGGCAAAAGGAAATTGACTACATCTCTGTTTCCCAATTTAAAAACCTGACCGGAATCAAAACAGACGTAACAGTTGCCGACGCGCTGAAAGAGCTTGTGGAATTGAACCTGATTGCCTCCGTCAAACGGCACGGTCAGGTAACCGGCTACCGCATCAATATGCCCGAACCGTCCCCCGAAAATGGGGGTACACCACCCCCGGAAAATGGGGGTACTGCCACCCCCAAAAATTGGGTACACCCAAAAAATGGGACTACCCCCAAAAATTGGGGGTCTACAAAACACACTACAAAACCCACTAATACAAAACACAGTATTAGCGCATCCGCAGCGGCGGACGCGCCCCTTTCTGCCGAACCTCCCGAAAGCGGAAAACGCGCCCCGGCGGCGAAGGCGAAAAAAACCGGCAGGCACGAAACCGAGCTTTCGCTGCTTGCCGACTACGGCATCACGGGGCAGGTGGCGGCGGACTTCCTGCAAGTCCGCAAGGCAAAACGGCAGCCGCTGACGGAAACGGCAATGCGCCTGATTGCCGCCGATGCGGAGAAATGCGGGATGACGGCGCTGCAGGCGGCGGAGTACGCCATCGCCAGCGGCTGGGCCAGCTTCCGCGCCGAATGGCTGCAAAACAAAACTTTCGGCGGGTCTGGAAATCGCGGCGGTCTGACGCACAACCAAACCGCCGCCGTGCCGGATGCGGGAAGCTACGGCGATATGCCGACAACGGATTTTTGAGGGGGGGTTCGGATATGGCTTTGAGGAACGCGTCTGATTTCTTGGGGGCTTACGGCGGCGGCGTGCGGGTCGAGCGGAGGCAATGCGCGGAACACGGCGGATACGCGGCGAAAAGCGTTTTGCGCGGCGTGTGGACGGGCTGCCCGGCCTGCCGGAAGCTGGAGGCGGCGGACGAAATGGCGGCATACGCGGAAACGCTGCGCCGCGGGGCGATGCGCGACGCGCTGGAAAAACGCATCGGGCGTTCGGGCATCGCCCCGCGGTTCAGAAACTGCCGGATTGAAAACTACGCCGTCAGCGATTCGATCCCGGGGATGGCGAGGGCGAAGGCGGCCGCCGCCGAGTATGCGGCAAACTTCGCCGATGTGTTGCAGACGGGGCGGAGCATGATTTTTTCGGGCAGGAGGGGCACGGGCAAAAACCACCTTGCCTGCGGCATCGCCCGCGAAGTCATCGCCGCCGGCAAAAGCGCGCTGGTCATCACGGTGGGCGATATGCTGCGGACGGTCAAGGACAGTTTCGGCGGCGGCGAGGCGGGGGCGGTCGGGATTTTCGTGAAGCCCGATTTGCTGGTGCTGGACGAGTTCGGCGCGGGCAGTCTGTCGGAAACGGACGGGCGGATTTTGTTTTCCGTCGTCAACGCCCGGTACGAGCGGCTGATGCCGATGCTGGTGCTGACCAACCTGACGGCGGAAGCCTTCCGCGAAAACACCGACGCGCGGATCAGGGACAGGCTGCGGGACGGCGGCGGCAAGCTGATTCCGTTCGACTGGGAGAGCTACCGTGCGTGAAACCTGCTTTTTCTGCAAGTACGCGGATTTCAAAACCCAACCGGACACGCCGGTGCGCGGTTTTGCGAAATGCGCGAAGGCGCGGAATGCGGAAGAGCGGGCGAAGCATTACCCGCGAATAAACCATTGCGCTACCGGCGCGTTTCAGACGGCATCGGGGGCGGCAATCGCAAAAAGGACGGCGGTGCTTGGGGAATATCCCCCGCAATGCGCCGAATTTGAGCGGGAAGGCGGGTAAAACGCTTTGGGAATATCCCAGCCTACCCGAGATTGAAAACCGCGTTAAAACGCAAATTTGAAAGGAAATACGGAATGACGGTCCGAAACACGCAAACCGAAACCGTCCGGACGGAAGC